GCACGGCCGACGTCGCGTTCGTCGTGCCGAAGTCCATCCCGACGCCGAGGTAGCGGTCGAGCGGCGGGAGGTCGGCGTGAGCGACGACGAAGCGGTTCGTCGTGAGGAGGTTCGCGACGTCGGCGATCCCGCGGTCGACCGTGTTGTCCGCCGGTCGGGAGATCAGGCGGTCGGCGCGTAGCTGCTCGGCGAAGTCGGCCGCGGCCGGGTCGAGATAGACGTAGGGGATCGGGGCGTGGTCCTGGCCGGCAGCGTCGCGGGCGACGTCGAGCTCGGAGTGCGGCTTCGCGAGCCAGTCGCGGAAGCGGGCGCTCTGCGCGACCGGGGCGAGGCGGGTCCCGCCCTGCTCCTTCGGGTCCCAGCGGTATTCGTCGACGGCGGCGAGGCGGGGCGCGGGTCGGCCGGCGGCGTCGCGTTCCGCGGTCACGGCGAGCAGCACGGCCGACGTCGCGTTCGTCGTGCCGAAGTCCATCCCGACGCCGAGGTAGCGGTCGAGCGGCGGGAGGTCGGCGTGAGCGACGACGAAGCGGTTCGGGTCCCAGAGATCGTAAATCGCGCCCTCGGCGCTGACCCAGAGGCCGAGGATAAAGCGCTTGTACCAAAGGCCCGAATACTCGCGGCGGAGACCGGCCTTATACGGCTCGTCGAGAGCCGGGTTGTCGTCCATCGTCTGGTGGAAGACGCGCCAGTCGGGGCGGAGGCCGCGGTTCCAGGCGTCGATCTCGCCCTTGAGCCAGTGCTGCGGGTTGTCCGGGTTCGTCGTCCCGTAGAAGCGAGCTCCGGGCGGGCTCATGCGGCCGCGCATCTGACGGAAGAACGCCTCGGGCCAGAGGGCGACCTCGTCGCCGTACGCGCTCGCGACCGTCATGCCCTGGATCGACGCGGCCGAGGTCGTGTCGTTCGCGCCGAGGATCGAGACGGTCACGCCGAAGATCCGGGCGGTCGCCGCGCCCTGGGAGTAGCTCACGAAGGGGCGGAGCCAGGCCATGCTCGGCTCGGACTCGATCGGCTGGAACACGTTCCGGAACACGGTGTCGCGCGTCCGCCCGACGATGACGTGCTGACCGTTCCCGGCCCACTCGATCAGGAAGCCGCACCAGGCCATGAACGAGACGAACGTCTTCCCGGCGCGGATCGAGCCTTCCCAGAGGTTGACCGTCTTCGTCGACCAGGCGAACGAGATCCCCTGCGCGTCCGAGAGCGCGTGAGTCGGGAGGAAGCGGGCCTCGGTCGTCGCGGGAGCCGCCGGGGTCACGCTCCGCCCCAGGCGTCGTGCTCGTTCGAGGCGTCCTCGTCGAGCTCGAGGTCGTCGGCCGGCAGCACGGGGACGATCCGACAGGCGAGCATCCCGCCGCGGAGCAGCACGGGCGACGGCTCGGTCCCGTAGGCGCTCACTCGGAGCCGCCTCGGCGCGAAGAGCGGGCGCGAGCACGGCGGAGACGCGCGTTCTTTGCGTGCCGGTCGACGAGCTCACGAGCCTTCGTTGCGCGGGCGCGCTCCTCGCGGTCGAGATCGAGCGTGAGACGGGTCGCCGCGGCCTCGGTCGTTGCGCGGTGGCTGAGCATGATCGCCTCCTCCAGTCGGGCGCCGAGGAACGCGCGGGCCTCGATCGAGTCGGCGAGGAGCTCGCGGAGGTGCGAGAAGCGCTGCTCGAGGTAGGCGCCGAGCGCTCCGAGCCCGATCGCGACGGTCGCTCCTCCGGCGATCAGGAGCGCGAGGGCCATCCCTTCAGGCGTCATGCGGCGTCGTGCTCCTCGTCGTCCTCGGGTTGCGGGTCGGCCGGCGGCTCCGGGAAGCGTTCGCGGAGCCCGCCGAGGAGGATCGAGAACGCCTCGCGGGCGTCGGGGATCCGCTCGTCGACCGGCGACTTGTAGAGCCCGAGCATTCTCGCGCGCTGATCCATGACGCGGAGCGCTGCTCGGATCGCGGACGGGTCGCCGCCGACGGCGCGCGTCATGCTCGCCCGCTGGAGCACGTCGAAGCGCTCGAGCTCGAGGTTCACGAGCTCGCGGCCGGACTCGCGGATCGCCGTCTTCCGGACCGCCTCGACGGCCTTCCAGGCGCCGCCCTCGTTCGCGTAGCCGAGGGTCCGCGCGATCTCCGCGTAGGTGTAGCCCGCCGTCCGAAGCTGAGCGGCTCGGACGCGCTTCTGCGCGAGCTCCTCGCGGCGATCTTTCCGCGCCTGCTTCTCTGCCGCCTTCGCGGCTTCCTCGTCGTGCTCGTCGGGCATGGCGCTTCCTCTCGTGCCGCTTCAGGCGACGGGGCGAGTTCGGCTCCCGGCCTGAGCTCGTCCCGGTGGGAGGTTACGGCCGGAGGCGCTGATCCTGCACGAGGGCGTCGATCACGGCGAGGCGGTGCTCGGCGAGTCCGGAGCGGTAGTCGGCGAGGAGGAGGCGGGCGCCGACTGAGGGGATCATGCCGATCGAGAGGAGGAACTGTCCGTCGAGGTCGGCTTCGGAGAGGGTCACGACCACGGGTGCGGGTCCGATCGGTCGGGGGTGATGAGCGAGAGTTCGTCGTCGGTGGGTGCGCGGTGGAGTTCGCAGGCGGGCCAGTCCTCGTCGTCGTCCGGGTCGCGGCGGCGGTAGAGCGCTTCGGCGCCGCATTGGACGAACTCGGGGCCGACGCCCGCTTCGCAGGTCGGGACGCCGTCGTTCACGCGGCAGGCGCGGAGGGTCGCCGCGGCCGTCGGGATGATGACGACGGGTCTCACGAGTTCGTCGGGGCGAGGAGGACGTCGAGGACGTCGGAGAGCTCGTCGGGTGTCGCGTTCAGGCGGCGTGCTGCTCCGCCCATCGCGGTCTCGACGAGTGCGGTCACCTGCTCGGCGTCGTCGAGGAAGGCGAGGTCGACGCCGGGCTCGACGGCGGGGAGGCCGAGAGCGTCGAGGTCGTCGCGCCAGTTCACGGGCGGTCTCCTGCTCGGCGGAGGCCGGCGGCGATCGCGCGGAGGCGTGCCCGGTCGGAGTATGTGACGCGGATCGTTCCTTCGAGGTAGCCGTCGACGGGGAGGTGTGAGGCGTCGACGTCGCCGACGATGCGGACGCGGCCGACGAGGCAGCGCCAGGCGTAGGCGAGGCGGAGGCGGTAGGGCATCGGGGAGTCCGGGACGGGGGAGAGCGTCGGGAGGGTCACGCGGTGCCGGCCCCGATCGCGACGACGACGAGGCCGACGAGGAAGAGCAGGAAGCCGACGTCCTTCGTCCGGAACGCGCGGCCGAGGCAGATCAGCGCGACGCCGACGATCACGAGCGCGAGGCCGAGCAGGACGAGGGGCGGCGGGGTCACGAGCGCCCGCGGAGGCGATCGAGGAGCGTCCGCTTCCCGGAGCGTCGGCCGTACGCGACGGGCCGGCGGAGCTCCTCGTCGAGCGGGCTCTCCGTGAAGTCGCGAATCGCTCCGAGCTCCTGCCAGCCGCGCCCGTCGCCGACGTCGACGGAGACGCGACCGCCGAGGCGCAGGAGCGACTCCGTCGGCGTGGCCGATCGCGAGTAGACGAAGTCCGGCCATACGGTCGACCTCGGCGCCTCGCTCCAGAGGCGAAGGACGAGGGGGCGGGGCATCCCGAGTACCCGCCCCCTCTCCAGGAAGCGGCGACGAGCCCGTTCCCGGTAGCTCATCCTCGCCCCCGGGGGGCCTGCGAGCGGGGCGTGTGCCCGATCGTCGCGGGCGTCGGGACGTCGCGAGGCGTCGGGATCTGCCCGGGAGGCGTCTCGACGTGCGGCGTCCGGTCCTCGGCCGCGAGGCGGGCCGCGTACTGCTCGCCGGTCTCGACCGCTCGAGGATGCACGCGCTCCGCGACGTCGACGATCTGCGACCCGCGCGCTTCGAGGCGACGTCGGATCGCGTCGGCTTCGGCGGAGAGCCGCTCGACGTCCTCCTGCGGCATCGTCCGCTGGTGGTCGAGGTCGAAGAGGATCCGCTCGAGCCGAAGCTGATCGGCGGTCGCGTTCACGCGCTGGCGGCGAGCGATCTCGCTCTCGACGTCGGCGTCGAGCTCCGGGTCGCGGGACGACGGGAAGCCGATCCCGCGGCCGACGGCGCCGCCGACGCGGAGGTTCCCGTGCGGGGAGTGCTTCTCGAACGTGACCGAGAGCGGGACCTCGATCGTCCCGACGTCCATCGCGGACCCTTCGAGCAGGGAGGCGACGAGCTCGTCGAGGTCCGGCTTCCCGACCGGAATCGCGACGAGGCGGAAGCGGAGCGGGCCGAGCTCAGCCACGGGTCGGCGCCGGTCCGGTCTGCCCCTGACGGACCGAGGACGCGGGGACCAGCTGCGGTCGCTCGACGTCCTGCTCGTGCGCCTGCTGCTTGTCGTGCTCGCGGATCGCGGACTCGAGGGAGTCGCGGAGCGCGACGCGGGCGACGTCGAACGAGTCGGCGAGCGTCCGAAGCTGACGGGCGGCGTTGAGCGAGTTCCCGATCGCGCGCTGCGTCTCGGCGAGCGAGTTCTCGGAGACGAAGCGGTCGAGCTCGTCGCCCGTCATCCCGACGAGCCACAGGGCCGAGTCGGCGAACGCGAGCGACGAGCGGGACTCGTCGACGATCGCGGAGCCGTTCGAGGAGCGGAGCTCGACGGGGGAGTCGGGGTAGCCGGGGGCCATGAGCGTGCCTTTCGAGAGAGGGAGTGGAGCGGCCGGCGGAGGTCTCATCCGCCCGTCTCCCCTGGAAGGGGAGCCGCTCATCTCGAGCTCGGCCGCGACTCCGACGCTACGGCTCTACGCTCGCGGGCGCCAGTCGGGCGGCGATCCTCTTCGGCTCGACCGGGCCGTCGAGGCGCTCCGGCGGCGTCTCTGCTCGAGCGAGCGCGAGCTTCCGGGCGCCGCGGTCGAGCGGCATCGCGTAGCGGTACTTCGGCGCGGCCTGCACGGCGTACGCGTCCGGGTCGACGTTCGCGCGGATCCACTCGAGCGACGTCGTCCCGTAGGTCGACCCGACGCCTCGGATATGGGTCTGCCGGCCCCGGATGACGAAGTCGGTCGTCGCCGCGGAGGTCCCGCAGTAGATCCAGTTGCCCGCCTGGTAGATCCCGCCGTGGTGCCCGTGACCGGGGTCCGCGAAGGAGACGAGCATCCGGAGGCCCGGGCTCGAGGCGCGAAGCTGCCGGACGACCTCGGCGACGATCTGCGAGACCGGCGAGACGTGCTCGTCGAGCGCTACCCGCATGAGCTCGACGCATTCGGTCTGCTTCAGGCCCCAGGACGCGGCCATGAACGGCGAGGCGCCGGGGCCGATCACGAGCGCGCCGACGAAGCGCCCGTCCTCCCAGACCCCGCGGTGGAAGTTCTTCCCCGCGGCGAAGCGCCCGGAGTAGTGCCAATGCTCGACCGCGTAGCGCGCGGCCGCAGGGGAGCAGCGGGCGACGAGGAGCTCGGTCACCACCACTTCCCCGCGGAGCGGACCATCCAGGCCCAGAGCGCGAGGTAGGCGCCGACCGCTCCGGCGACGAGCCCGCCGAGCACGCCGAGCACGACGCCGAGCACGGGTCTCACTTCCCGTCGACGACGGTGTAGGTCGTCGCCTCGAACTCGGTCCCGCAGTGAGGGCACTTCGTCATGCGCTTCTGATCGAGGCGGGGGTCCGGCCCGGGCTCCGGCTTGATCCCGTCGCGCTCGTCGAGCTTCGCGAGGAACGTCGCGAGGTTCTCGTCGCCGTACCCGGTGCCGTCGAGGTCGTCGATCGACTGGAGCAGCGCGACGAGATCTCCGTTGTCGTACGTCGCGAGGTCGCCGGTCCGGTTCGCGGCGGCGACGATCCGGCGCTCCTGCTGCTCGTCGGCGTCGACGTAGACCGCGGCGATCCGCTCCCAGCCGAGGGAGCGCGCCGCCTCGGCCGTGTGGTTCCCGGAGAGGATCCGGTTCGTCGCGCGTGAAACGACGATGGGAGCGAACTGCTCGTTGGTCTCGAGCGAGCGGGCGATCGCCGCGACGTCGCCTCGGCGCGGGTTCCCGGGGAACGGGACGAGCTCGGAGAGGCGCGGGTGCCGGATGGTGAGGTCGGGCATGAGGTCAGGGACTCCTCGGATCAGGTGTAGATCGACGACCGGCGGGTCGGCGCGGTCTCATCCTGCCGCGGCGCGGCGCCCGGGACGGTCCGCGAGCAGCGGACGCACCGCGCGTAGACGACGCGGCGGCGCGTGAACTCCGAGACCTCGACGACGAGCGCCGGGTC